CACAAAGGACTCCTCTTTAAAAATCTCCCAAAAAATCAAAAAGAAAAGTTTTAGCTGATTTAATCTAAATTAATCTGATTTAATCTAGTAAAATCTTGCTAAATCTTAATAATCTCAAATCAAAAGGAAATTATAGGGCTATATGCTCATATTTTGGCTCGTATGAGCGTGTTTATATCATTACGATATAATTCAAGTCTAATTAACTTAACGCTCACAGGAACGAAAATATAGGCTTTAAACTATATAACCACATCTAAAAGAAAGGACAATATGCAAACACAAAACGGTGGCAGACCCACAATTTTACCCAAGATGTATGAAGAACCGCTTTTTAGCCAAATCATTGATAAAATTGAATCAGGTTGTAACGATAGAGAGATCTACACCAGTTTGCATTGTTCGGCTAAAACTTTTAGAAAGTGGCGAGATGACAATATAAAGGCGTATGATGAAGCTAAAAGCATTGCTAGGGCAAATCTACTAGAACTAGCCGAAAGTGCCTTAGCGAGCAAACTGACGGTCAGAACGCTAAAGGAAACAGAAACAATCTATGACGCTGACGGAAACGTTGAAAAAGTAAAGGTTAAAGAAAAAGAACTTGACAAAGATAGCTTAGTAGCAATGATGGTTGCTAAGGCTGGAAACCCTGAACTTTATAACCCTACTGAATGGCGGAGATTGCAACAGGAAGAATCAAGCTCTAATGACCTTAAAGCTAAGATTGAAGAACTTGATGACTATAAGCTAAGTAAGTATAAAACGCCAGAAATTGAAGTGCCGAAAGGGTTTGAATAAATGTATTATTTAAATAAAATGTTGGAATACAACAAAGAAAACGGCATTATTATTAATAAGTACATTCGCAAGACTATTCAGAAGCAAATACGTATTCATAACAAATATATTTATCGCTATGACCGTGTTACGCAAGCTATTGAATGGATAGAAGACAACTTCTACCTGACTACTGGTAACCTGATGAAAATTGAGCTACTTCCAACACAGCGTTGGTGGTATGAGTTAATGCTTGGCTATGATATGGTCGATGAAAAAGGAATTCAGGTCAATCTAATTAATGAGATTTTTCTTAATCTAGGTCGTGGATCAGGTAAGTCAAGTTTAATGGCTACGCGCGTGCTTAACTGGATGATTTTAGGCGGACAATATGGTGGAGAGAGCTTAGTTATTGCATATGATAATACACAGGCTAGACACGTATTTGACCAAGTTAGGAATCAAACGGAAGCAAGTGATACATTAAGAGTGTACAATGAAAACAAGATTTTCAAGAGTACAAAACAAGGGCTAGAATTTACTTCTTTTAAAACCACTTTCAAAAAGCAAACAAATGATACTTTGAGGGCGCAAGGTGGTAACAGTTCACTCAATATTTTTGATGAAGTCCATACCTATGGCGAAGATATAACAGAATCAGTCAATAAAGGTTCACGTCAAAAACAAGATAACTGGCAAAGTATTTACATCACTTCTGGCGGACTTAAGCGCGACGGACTTTATGATAAACTTGTTGAACGCTTCAAATCAGAAGAAGAATTTTACAATGATAGGTCGTTCGGTTTACTTTATATGCTAGAAAATCATGAGCAGGTCAAAGATAAAAAGAATTGGACTATGGCTTTACCACTTATTGGCAATGTTCCTAAGTGGTCAGGAGTTATTGAGGAGTACGAACTTGCACAAGGAGACCCAGCGTTACAGAATAAGTTCTTAGCGTTTAATATGGGATTACCTATGCAGGACACAGCTTACTACTTCACTCCGCAAGATACTAAACTAACAGACTTTAATTTATCTGTATTTAATAAAAATAGAACTTATGTCGGAATTGACCTATCCTTAATTGGCGATTTAACCGCTGTATCGTTCGTTTGTGAGTTAGAGGGTAAAACTTACAGCCATACGCTAACTTTCTCTGTACGGTCTCAATATGAGCAACTGGACACAGAACAACAAGAGTTATGGACTGAATTCGTTGACAGAGGCGAACTAATCTTACTTGATACGGAATACATCAATGTAAACGACTTAATACCGTATATTAATGACTTTAGAACCAAAACAGGGTGCAGACTTAGAAAAATCGGATACGACCCAGCTCGCTATGAAATTTTAAAAGGGCTGATTGAGCGTTATTTCTTTGACAAAGACGGAGACAACCAAAGATCAATTCGACAAGGTTTCTCAATGAACGATTATATCAGGCTATTAAAATCTAAATTAGTCGAAAATAAACTTATCCATAACCAAAAAGTCATGCAGTGGGCTTTAAATAATACTGCTGTTAAAATCGGACAAAGTGGGGACTATATGTATACTAAAAAACTTGAAAAAGATAAAATTGACCCTACTGTTGCTTTGACAATGGCTTTAGAAATGGCGGTGTCAGATGAAGTATAATGTTGACACAGTTCGAGAAAGTGGCTGGTATAATAAAAAAGAATGGTTGGCAGTCCGTGATTATGTTAGACAACGTGACAAAATGACTTGCGTAAGATGTGGCGCATTTGGTGCTAAAAAATACGAGGTAGACCATATTGTAGAACTAACGTGGGAAAACCTTGATGATTGGAATATAGCACTAAACCCTGATAACCTACAACTCCTTTGTAAGTCTTGCCATAACAAGAAGACAAGCGAGTATAAACGAGGGAAAGGCGTTAGTTTATGGTAGAAAGGGGAAAAATTGAACTTATTCGGAAAAGTGGTATCATTTTCACGTGGAAAACTAAACAATGATACTCAAAGAGTTACAGCGTGGCAAAATGAAGCAGTAGAATATACAAGTGCTTTTGTAACTAATATTCATAATAAAATTGCTAATGAAATAACAAAAGTAGAATTTAATCATGTTAAATATAAAAAATCTGATGTTGGTTCTGATACTTTGATTAGTATGGCAGGATCTGACTTAGATGAAGTACTCAATTGGAGTCCTAAGGGCGAACGCAATAGCATGGAGTTTTGGCAGAAAGTAATTAAAAAGTTGCTTACAACTCGATATATTGACCTGTACCCTATCTTTGACAGTAAAACAGGATATTTATTAGATTTACTTCTTGCTGATGATAAAAAAGAACGTAAACCTGAAGAATTAGTAAGGCTTACCAGTCCTTTTTATATCAATGAAGATACAAGTATTTTAGATAATGCTTTAGCTAGTATTCAAACTAAGCTAGAACAAGGTAAATTGCGTGGCTTGTTGAAAATTAATGCCTTTCTTGATATTGATAATACACAAGAGTATCGAGAAAAAGCCATGTTGACTATTAAAAACTTGCAAGAGGGTTCGAGCTACAACGGTTTGACACCAATTGATAACAAGACGGAAATTGTAGAGCTTAAAAAAGATTATTCCGTTTTAAATAAAGATGAAATTGACCTTATTAAATCGGAACTTTTGACGAGTTACTTTATGAATGAAAATATTTTGCTTGGTACAGCTTCACAGGAACAGCAAATTTATTTTTATAATTCTACTATCATTCCTTTACTAATTCAACTTGAAAAGGAACTGACGTATAAACTGATTTCAACAAACCGCAGACGAGTAGTTAAAGGTAATTTGTATTATGAACGCATAATCGTAGATAACCAGCTATTCAAGTTTGCAACTTTGAAAGAATTAATTGACTTGTACCACGAAAATATTAACGCTCCTATTTTTACACAGAATCAACTTCTTGTTAAAATGGGCGAGCAACCTATTGAGGGTGGAGATATTTATGTTTCAAACCTTAATGCGGTAGCTGTTAAAAACCTAAGTGACCTACAAGGCAGTAGAAAGGACGTAACAAGCACAGATGAAACTAATAACCAATAGTGCTGAAATTAAAGTAACTGAAAATGATGACGGTTCTAAGTCGTTCCAAGGCATTGGGTCAGAAGTTGGAGTAGAGAATCTTAATGGTATTATCTTGACACCTAACTGTATCGAGTTCGCTAGAGAACGATATCCATTGCTATATGAACATGGTGCTGGATCTAGTGAAGTAATTGGGGACGCAAAAGTCTATTATGATTTAGCTTCTAATAAATACCTGACTGACTTTACGCTTTACGACAATGCACCAAACATTAACAAAGCTGTGGAAAATGGAGCGTTTGATTCACTATCAATTGCCTATTACATTACAGATTATGAGTTTAATGAAAATGATGCTCTAGTTGTAAATAAAGCACAGTTTAAAGAGATTTCTCTTGTTTCAGTACCAGCTGACCCTAACGCAAAGTTTATTCAAAATGCATTGGGCGAAGAACTCACAAAAGAACGTAACAAAATTATTGAAAGCCGTAACGCTTTGAAAGAAATTGAGGATATCAAAAAGAAATATGAATAAACCTGATTTAATCGAAAAACAGAACCGCTTGGCAGAACTTAAAGAAAATAACGTATCTTTAAAATCTCAAATTAGTGGCTTTGAAGTAAAAAACGCAATTGAAGACTTGCCAAAAGTACAAGAATTAGAAAAAACACTTTCAGAAAATTCAATTGAAATTATCAAAATCGAGAACGAACTTAACGCACAGGAAGAAAAACCAAAAGGAAAAGCTAAAATGACAAACTTTATTGAATCACAAAACGCTGTAACAGAATTTTTTGATGTATTGAAAAAGAACTCTGGAAAATCAGAAATTAAAAACGCTTGGAACGCAAAACTTGCTGAAAATGGTGTAACTATCACAGACAAAACTTTTGAGCTTCCACGTAAATTGGTTGAATCAATCAACACAGCTTTGCTAAATACTAACCCAGTATTCAAAGTATTCCGTGTTACAAATGTTGGTGCTTTGCTTGTATCACGCTCATTTGATTCAGATAATGAAGCCCAAGTCCACAAAGACGGACAAACAAAAACAGAGCAGGCAGCCACACTCACTATTGATACTCTCGAACCTGTAATGGTTTATAAATTGCAATCACTTGCTGAACGTGTTAAACGACTTCAAATGTCATATTCTGAACTTTACAACTTGATTGTAGCAGAACTTACACAAGCTATTGTAAACAAAATTGTTGACCTTGCTCTTGTTGAGGGAGACGGAACAAACGGTTTTAAATCAATTGACAAAGAAGCAGATGTCAAAAAAATCAAAAAAATTACTACAAAAGCCAAATCAGCTGGCAAAACTCCATTTGCTGACGCTATTGAAGAAGCGGTTGACTTTGTTCGCCCTACTGCTGGACGTCGTTATTTGATTGTTAAAGCAGAAGACCGTAAAGCCTTGTTAGATGAGTTACGTCAAGCAACTGCAAATGCTAATGTTCGCATTAAAAATGATGATACTGAAATTGCTTCTGAAGTTGGAGTAGATGAAATTATTGTCTATACAGGTTCAAAAGCACTCAAACCTACTGTATTGGTAGACCAAAAATATCACATTGACATGCAAGACCTTACAAAAGTTGATGCCTTTGAATGGAAAACTAACAGCAACATGATTTTGGTAGAAACACTAACAAGCGGTCATGTTGAAACTTACAACGCTGGTGCAGTAATTACAGTTTCATAAGAATAAAATGGAGGAAGTAAATGATAGATTATATTAAGGTCTATTGTGGTATTCCGATTTTAGTAACAGCTTATGATAGTAAACTTATCTTATTCCGTTCAATAGCTATTAAATTGCTGGAAAAAAATGGTATTAAAGCTGACGAAACAAGCGTATTAGTTAAAGACTTCATCTCTTGCTATTGTCGGCTTAATATTGTTGATGAACCAGCAGAACAATGGCGCAATGCTGAAATGAAACGTTTAGCTTCTTTGCAAGAGTTAATGTATTATGGAGGCATTTAATGATATTTTCACAAGTTACATTACAAGTTGAGAAGACTGTTAAGAAGAAGAATGGTGCTGAAGATAATGTTATAAAGCCTATTACTTTGCCAGCAGTTAAACAGAGAATTAGTCAGTCAAGGCTTGATGAGTTTTCTATGATTGGACTTGGTAAAAATGTACGGTATGAGCTTAACGGAATCGGAGAAATGGAAGACTTGATTTTCAACTATTTCTTGGACGAAAAAGGCGAAACTTTCAAGCGGACAACATGGGAAAGAAACCCTAAAAATAACAAAATGATTTTAGAGGGATTAGTGAGCAATGGAATTTGATTCTTATATAGATTGGTACAACAATTTACTTACAATGCCTTTAAATGACGTTATTTTAGGCGTTAAGGACACGATAGAAGACAAGACGATATATTTATCACTTAGTGACTCAAAGGTCATTAAAATGGATAATACGAGCTTTGTCATGGGTTACTATTATCAAGTTGTTTTATCTGTTAAAGATGTTGACGATGAACTTGTTGGACTAGTCGGAAATGTTTTACAAAACGGTTGGAATATGACAAACTGGTCAGAGAATAGCCACTTGTACAATTATACTGGAACTGTTTATTTACCTTGTGGTGCAGGTGGTCAAGCATGGCAATGAATTTACTTAATACAGCAAGCATAGCTAAAGAAATGCAAACTAAAGTAACAGAACGCATGGGCGATTGGTTTGAAGCAGAGTTTAAGGCTAAAGCAAATAGCGCAAGCCGGAGGACTAGACTAATCAGAAGCCACGGTCACACCTATACTTATGCTAGATATCAAAATACAGGCCAATTGTCAAGTAACTTAAAACAAGTTAAAAAAGGCGATAAAATAGTTATTAATGCAGGCACTAGGGCTAATTATTCTAGCGGTTATCATGGCATGTATTTCTTAGTTGAAAAAAAGGGTATGCAAGAAGTTAAGACAACATTGAAAAAAGGCGCTAATTATGCCAATTCAATGAAATTATAGAAAAGGGAAAAAATGAAATTAGATTATAATTCACGTGAGATTTTCTTTGGTAATGAAGCTCTAATCGTAGCTGATATGACTAAGGGAAGTAACGGAAAACCAGAGTTCACTAACCATAAAATCGTAACTGGTTTAGTATCGGTTGGTTCAATGGAAGACCAAGCGGAAACTAATAGCTATCCAGCTGATGACGTACCAGACCATGGAGTTAAAAAAGGTGCTACCTTACTTCAAGGAGAAATGGTATTTATTCAAACAGACCAAGCGCTTAAAGAAGATATTTTAGGTCAACAAAGAACAGCGAATGGCTTGGGTTGGTCTCCAACTGGTAATTGGAAAACAAAATGTGTTCAGTACCTTATTAAAGGGCGTAAGCGTGATAAAGTTACAGGAGAGTTTATTGACGGTTATCGTGTAGTTGTTTATCCTAATTTGACACCAACAGCAGAAGCTACAAAAGAATCAGAAACGGATTCAGTTGACGGTGTAGACCCTATCCAATGGACTTTGGCAGTACAAGCGACTGATTCAGATATTTATTTGAATGGAGGTAAAAAAGTCCCTGCTATTGAGTACGAAATTTGGGGAGAACAAGCTAAAGACTTTGCCAAGAAAATGGAAAGCGGACTGTTCATTATGCAACCTGATACAGTTCTAGCTGGTGCAATTACACTTGTAGCTCCTGTTATTCCTAATGTAACTACTGCTACAAAGGGTAATAATGACGGAACAATCGTAGTGCCTGACACTTTGAAAGATTCTAAGGGTAGAACTATAAAAGTAACATCAGTGATTAAGGACGCACATGGAAAAGTAGCAACAAATGGACACCTTGCGCCCGGTGTCTATATCGTAACGTTCTCCGCTGACGGTTATGAAGATGTTACCGCAGGAGTTTCAGTAACTGACCATTCATAAGACTACAAACGCAACAATCTGAAAAACTAATTAAGTAAAGGAATATATAAATGGCAAAACAATTGAGTACAGCACGTAAATTTAAAATGATTACAGGTAAAGACCTTTTCCAGCAACAAAAAGCAATGGACACAGAACTTAAAAAAGAAGACGGAGAAATTACTGATGTAATGGAATTCGTTCAATATGGACTATACTTAGCTCTTTTTCAAGATAATATTGTAAAAGCTAAAAGCGACTTCTCAGACTTCCGTTCTAGCTTTGAGTTCGATACTGCCGGTAAAGGACTTAAAGAACTGGTCGAATTGTGGCAGAAAGAAATTTAATGAGCTGAAAGGACTGTAAATGATTTTAAAACATGCAATTAGATACTTAGAACTAACTGGTTCAGACTTTATTACAGATTTAAAAGACTTTGCAGACCTACAAAATTCTTTTGTCGCTGGATATATTCCTGATGACTTTACAGAGCAAATGGAGAGCTTTACAGACAAGTTATTGATACTTTGGGTAGATTGTAACGGAGGAATGCAAAACGCCTTAGATGATAAAACAGAGCTTCCTACAACTAACGAGTTAATCAATATCTTCTGTAAAACTGTTTTTATTAAAGAAAAAGAGGAAACGGAAGACGATACAGTCTTCTTTTCTTCTAGTTCATTGATTAAGAAAAAGAAAGATACTGTAAGGGAAAATAAAACTTTAGAACTTTTGACTGTTTTAGGCAATAATGAAATTGATATAACACAGTTCATGGAAATGGAACTAGAACTTGTTTATAAAATAATCGAACTTATTGCAGAGAAGAAGAAAGAGGAAAAAGAAAAAGAGAAAAGGCGTAAAAGAAAGGGTATGTAATGGCAAGTAATGCAACATTTGAGGTCGAGATATACGGTAATACCACAAAGTTCGAGAACTCACTTAAAGGCGTTAATACCGCAATGTCAGGGCTTAGAGGAGAAGCTAAAAACTTACGTGAAGCTCTAAAACTTGACCCCACAAATACCAGCAAAATGGCGCAATTGCAGAAGAACTTACAAACGCAGTTGGGCTTATCACGTGACAAAGCAACAAAATTAAAACAAGAACTTTCTACAGTTGACAAAAGTACGTCAGAAGGTCAAAAGAAATGGTTACAACTTACTAGAGACTTAGGCACAGCAGAAACACAAGCTAACAGGCTAGAGGGCGAAATTAGGCAAGTCGAGGGTGCTATTAGTTCAGGCTCTTGGAACATTGACGCTAAAATTGACACTAAAGGTGTAAATAGCGGAATTGACGGCATGAAGTCACGATTTAGTGGCCTTAGAGAGATTGCTGTAGGTGTATTCAGGCAAATCGGTTCAAGTGCTGTTAGTGCTGTTGGTAATGGCTTAAAAGGTTGGGTATCTGACACAATGGATACTCAAAAAGCCATGATTTCATTGCAAAATACAATGAAGTTCAAGGGCAATGGGCAAGATTTTAACTATGTAAGCAAATCTATGCAAACACTTGCTAAAGATACAAACGCAAACACAGAGGATACTTTAAAACTTTCGACAACGTTCATTGGCTTAGGAGATAGTGCTAAAACAGCGGTTGGTAAAACGGAAGCATTAGTAAAAGCTAACCAAGCGTTTGGTGGTACTGGAGAACAATTAAAAGGTGTGGTTCAGGCTTATGGGCAAATGTCAGCAGCTGGTAAAGTCACAGCCGAAAACATTAATCAGCTAACAGATAATAACACAGCTCTTGGTTCAGCTCTTAAATCGACTGTTATGGAAATGAACCCAGCTTTGAAACAATATGGCTCTTTCGCAGGTGCTAGTGAAGCAGGTGCTATATCAGTTGAAATGCTAGATAAGGCAATGCAAAAACTCGGTGGTGCTGGTGGTGGTGCTGTAACGACTATTGGGGATGCTTGGGATAGCTTCAATGAAACTTTATCGCTTGCTTTGTTACCTACTTTGGACGCTTTAACTCCCATTATTAGTTCTATAATTGATAAAATGGCAGGTTGGGGCGAAAGTGCTGGTAAAGCATTAGATAGTATAGTTAAGTATGTCAAAGAACTATGGGGAGCATTAGAAAAAAATGGAGCTTTAAGTTCTTTGTCTAAAATTTGGGACGGTTTAAAATCAACTTTCGGTTCAGTTTTAAGTATAATCGGACAACTAATAGAATCATTTGCTGGTATAGATTCAAAAACTGGCGAAAGTGCTGGTTCTGTGGAGAACGTAAGTAAAACTATTGCTAATTTGGCAAAAGGTTTAGCTGACGTCATAAAGAAAATTGCTGATTTTGCAAAAAAATTTAGTGAAAGCAAAGGAGCGATTGATACTTTAAAAACGTCTTTAGTTGCCTTAACAGCAGGTTTTGTAGCTTTTAAAATTGTTTCTGGAATAATCACTGCTATCAGTGCTTTCAAAAAGTTACAAACAGCAATTCAAGCAGGAACAGTAGTAATGGGTGCTTTCAATGCTGTTATGGCTATAAATCCATTCGTAGCTCTTGGTATAGCGATCGCAGCCATTGTTGCTGGTTTAGTTTATTTCTTCACTCAAACCGAAACAGGGAAAAAAGTGTGGCAGAGTTTTGTAGACTTCTTATCGCAGTCAATTGAAGCTATTAAACAGTTCTTTACTGGTTTAGGTACTTGGTTTAGTGAGTTATGGACTTCCACAGTCGAGGGTACAAAAACTATATGGAACGGAATAACAGAATTTTTTAGTGGCTTATGGAATGGAATAGTGACGATTATAACTAATGTTTTCGCTACAATAGCTAGTGCAGTAACAGGCGCTTATAACTGGTTCGTCACAACTTTCCAACCATTAATTAGTTTTTATCAATCTATATTTAACCTAATAGGATCAATTATTAATGTAGCTTTTCAACTTATCTTGGCTATTGTTCGCGGTGCTTACCAATTAGTCATTGGTGCATGGAAAGGCCTATCAGGTTTCTTTGGTGGTATATTTAACGCTGTTAGTTCAGTAGTTTCGTCAGTATTTGGCGCAATCGGAAGTTTTGCTTCTAGCGCTTGGGGAGTAGTTCGGTCAATATGGAGTGCAGTTTCAGGTTTCTTTAGTGGTATATTTAATTCGGTTCTTGGTGTCGTTAGTGGAGCATTCAGTGCTTTCGGTAGCTTTGCTTCTAACGCATGGTCAAGTATTTCAGGTGTATTTAGCGGAGTCGGTAGCTTCTTTAGTGGAGTGTTCAATGGTGCTAGAAATGCAGTTAGTGGAGCATTCAGTGCTTTCGGTAGCTTTGCTTCTAATGCTTACAATGCAATAACAGGAGTATTTAATGGACTTGGTGGCTTCTTTAGTGGAATATTCGGAGGAATCAGTAGAACTATAAACAGCGTTCTAGGTGGTGTAACAAATACAATTAATAATATATCAGGAGCTATTAATGGTATCGCTGGTAAACTTGGCGGACTATTCAAAGGCTCTATGGTAGTAGGCTTAACAGATGTTAATCTATCTTCTAGCGGTTACGGTTTAAGCACTAACAGTGTATCAAGCGACAATAGAACGTATAACACATTTAACGTACAAGGTGGTGCTGGACAAGATGTTTCTAACTTAGCACGTGCAATCAGACGAGAATTTGAATTAGGGAGGGCTTAATGGTAAGACAGTACAAAATACATACTAACTTAGACGGAACAGACGACAAAGTTTGGGACGTTACAAATGGAAAAGTTAGATTTTACCAGCCCTCTAATTTAGGGTTACAATCAACTAATAATATTTGGCAAAGTAACGGTGTTGGAGTAATGGGAACACGCTCAATAACTCAGTCACAAATAGAGTTTAAGCTAGAAACGTTTGGAGAAAGTTTAGAAGAAAATTATCAATTGATGAAAGACTTCATAAACGATATTTTTAACCAAAAATTCGTTACACTTGAATATCAAACAGAGATTTTTCAGGTATATGCTGACTTAGCTTTAGCAGAAGTTACTAAAACAGAGGGTTACGGCAAAAATGGAACTTTCAGCGAAAAGATAACTTTTGATATAATCACAAAGTGGTATACTTACGAAAATTTAACTTTTGACAAAATTCAAAATGGTAAAGTTCTTTCTGGTAAGTCTAAAATTTATGGTGGAACAGCACAAGGAAACTATAAGTATGTCAAAGGAACTTCTTACACTTATTATGGGGAAAGTGATATAGACCGTTTAAGCCGTTGGGATATAAAAGAGGAAATGTTTAGTTTTATGGGGATATTATATCCGAAACTTCCTAAAACACCTACTGGAGTTAGATTTTTAGACGATATTGGAAACGAATATACTGCAATTGTGTTTAAGACGGAACAGGTACAAGATTATATTTTAATTAATACAGATGTAAATGACGAAACTTATCAAGGCTGGAAGGGTACAACTGCACTAAACTTATTCCATGTAATGGACTTTGAGCGGTACAGAACTCGTATAATTGAAAAAGGTCAAATGGAGCTAATCAACTTAAGTAAGGCAGAGTTTAAAATCAAGAGAAAGGCGGACTTCGTTTAATGTTAGAAGCTAATGTTTATGATAACTTTAACCCTAACTACTATAATATATCTGATTTTACTCTTCCTAATGGTAAAAAAGACAAAAGAGGTCTACCAATACCAAAGGCAAGATGTCAAGTTATTAACTATGAATTGTGGGAAACGGGTTATCTTTATACTTCATCAGCTACGTTGACCGTTTCGGTAGAAGTTGGGGATATTGTTCAAATTCTTTTTCCTGAAGTTGTTCCAGTCGAGGAAGCTCTAGGTCAAAAGAGAAAACTTAACTTAGATATGGTCTATCTTGTTACGAGTGTAGATGAAAGTAACAAAGCCACGTTAAAGAACTATTTTTGGGCAATGATTGAAAGCCTAGATGTTCCTAATGCAATAACTAAAACGACAAACTTTGCTATCATTGATTATCTAATTGACCCTAATAAAAATAATTTAATGAGTTATGGTTATTTCTTTAATTCAAGTATTTTCGCTGGCAAGGCTACAATTAACCGAAAAGCAGAAACTTCATCAGCTCATGACGTAGCTAAAAGGATATTCTCCAAGGTTCAATTTCAACCAACTACAACAATTCAACATGCTTCTTTTGGTGCAGACCCTAACTTAACAGACCCTAGGACTTTGTTGTTTATTAACTTTGCTTCTAGGGACTGGAATAGAAAAAGAATTACGACAAGGGTAGACATTAAGCAAAGTGTGGCAGTAGAAACCGAAACAATAGTAGAACGTTCAGCTTATAATTTTGCTGTCGTGTTCGTTAAAAGTTCAAATGCAGATGACTACGCAGATCCTCCTAAAATGTATACAGCCAAAAATAACGGAGATATCATTGATTATAGCACTTATCACGGAGACGGAACAGACTTGCCAGAAGTGAGGACAGCTAAAACATTATTTTATGATAGAGATGACCACGGAAACCCTCCTGATATATCTACTATTAAGGCTGAAATTTCTCCCTCCACGATCGTCACAAGGTTAATCTTTAACCAAAACGAACTTTTGCCTTTGTATGTTAATGACTTGGTTGATATTTGGTACGAGGGTAAACTGTATTCAGGTTACATAGCAGACAGAGTTAAAACAGAGTTCAATGATAGACTTATTTTTGTAGAAAGTGGAGACAAACCAAATGTTATATGAGTATGTAGCCACTTATGGCGACAAATATAGAATAGATAGCTTCACAGGGTACAGAGAGCTTCGTAAAGACCACTTAGAAACTTTGTCAGGTAAAGTATACTATAATAGCAAAAACACGCTTAGAATCGAAACCACGCTCTTGTATGAAGTCGGTCAATTTGTATCAATTGGTGGTTATCCTTATGGCGGTAGAAAATTTAGATTATTAGAGCTATCAATTACTGATAACCCAGTTTTAGATAAAGCGAAAATAATTTCAAGAAAGGTTAAAAATGACAATTAAAAACTTTACATTTTTCAGTCCAAATGGTACAGAGTTTCCAGTAGGTTCAAACAATGACGGAAAGCTATACATGATGTTGACTGGAATGGACTATGGAACAATTAGACGAAAAGACTGGTCAAGTCCATTAAATACAGCCCTTAACGTGCAATATACTAACACTTCAATTATTGCTGGAGGTAGATATTTTGAATTATCAAACGAAACGGTAGCTTTAAAGGCTAATTCTATCAACTATATTCATGCAAATATTGATTTAACACAAACAACACATCCTGTAAGTTTATCAGCAGAAACCACAAATAACAGCAATAATGTTGATTTGAATAACAATTCAGGTGTACTAAAGGTCGTGATAGATATTATAACGACTAATGGAACGGGAGTAATAAACGCTAAAACACCTGATAATGTAACATATTTAGACAAATTAAATACAAATAGTGCTAAAAACTCTTTTGGTGCGTTAGCTGGAGTTAATCTTTTAGACAAATGGTATGTTCAAGAAATGGCTGGAGGGTTATATAGACTTTCTAGAATCATTAATGTAAATAATGGAGTAGACCAACCTTGGGGTTCGTTGTACATTTCAGCAGAAATTGGTATTCCTAGTTTACCGAGTGGGTTCACTCAATCATATATATCCGTCTCAATGTCAAATACATCTAACCTAATGTGGTGCTCTGTAACATCTAACAATGCTTTTAGGTTACTTACAGGGCAAAACACAAGTGGAGCTGTCCGTTCAGTCTTAGTCGAAGTATTTGCAACAAAAACTACATAAAATAGAAAGCAAAATAAAATGGTAACGAAAATGATTTTAATAAATATCTTGATTTTGGCGATTCTTTTCGCTACATGGATAAAAGATGGAGAAGCGATGAACCCACCTTTTAAACGTAGACTTGTGATTGACTTGACGGTTGTATTAGCCTTGTGGGTTTTATATGCAGTCTTCTTCTTTACTCAAACACCCTCAACTTCTGACATTGCTAAAACTGTAATTAACGTAGGTTTGCTATACTTTGTAGGTCAGTTCATCTATTTAATCGCAAGTATCAGTCCTATGTTTGCTGGTCTAGTTAAACTTGTTAAGAAACAGGGTGTAAATATTCCAGAAGTTGAAGAAGAACAAACGGAGGATAAAAAAGAATGAATATAACTAATGCTGGTGTTCGTGGGCATAACCCTACTGGGGTTGTAATTCACAATGACGCAGGCTCAAATGGTGCTAACACTGGTTTCTATAATAGTTGGCTACCTACTCATGACCCAGAAAATGGCTTTGCACATGTTTACATTGCTTCTGACGGACGTTTACAGGCTTCTGACTTCTCTAATATGGCATGGCATTGTGCTAACTCATACGGTAACGCAAATTATGCTAGTTGGGAAGTGTGCCAATCAGAGGGAGATTTAAACCAGTTCTTGAGAAATGAACAAGCGGTACTAGATGACGTAGCTAAGTACATGAAACAATGGGGCTTAACTCCTAATCGTGATACAGTAAAGCTACATCAAGAACTCTCAAGCACAAGTTGCCCTAGACGGTCAGTAGAAGTCCACGGTGGCACGTTAGAAAGTTGTCGCTCATACTTTATTGCAGAACTGAATAAACGCCTTACAGGGCGAACTAATGGCACAAAAAAGAATACACAAACAAATACAGAATTAGAGGACGACGAACTAATGAAATTTACTTACACTAACGGAGACGGAACTGTTTACTACTTCAACGGAGAAAAAGTTATTGCACTTTCTCACGGAGACCAATGGAATATTATCAAACAAGTTTACAAAGATACAACAGGAAAAGACTTGAAACACTATACTTGGAGCAAACAAGTTCCATGGCACGTTCGATTTATGCAAGCAAATGGCATTAAAAACGTAATTGTAGCAGACGAATAAAAAAAGACAGCTTTATAGCTGTTTTTATATTTCTTTATATTTAATTCTCTTCACTAACTTGTTGTTCTTCAAGTGCTTTCTCCTTAGCTTGCCTTATATGCTCATGTTTTGCTTTCTCTTGCGTTTTAAACTCTTGTTCATATAATTGTGCCACAATATCATTAAAGCTCTTATCCGCCCTTTTATGAGCGAATTGAATCAACGCTATACTTCTTATTGTATCATCTGTTAATATAAAAATAATTACTCTCCTTTTTATGCTTCAGTTGCTTACCTGATTAATAGCTTCAATAATATTATTGCCAGCATTTATTAGAATTTCATCACTTACAGTTACATCCTTTCTTGAAAATAATTCGCTCTCAATCTTCATAAAGTGCATTGCTTTAGCTAAAAATTGAGCAGATGATTCATAATATAATGTTTCCAGTTCATAATCTGAAAGCTGTGTTAAATCATCATTAGCAAAAGTTGTGAGTTTTCGCTTAATCTCTTTGCCATTGTCGTCTTCTTCTACGTAAAATCTCTTCATTTATTCATTCCTCTAATTTCAAATTTTTCAATAATATACCGTTTAGAACCAAGCTCAAAGCTGACTAGATAATTATTAAAAGAGTCTTTCTTGTTCAGGTCATTAGCAATCTTTCTAGCTGTTGATCGTGGATATTTTGAACTATTAATTTCACTTGTGTACTTGTGTAAGATTATCTCATTGCCTCCCTTTGCATTCTACGCTTCAATCGTTGCTTATACAGGTATTCTTTGCTTGGCTTTAAGCTATATAATAACTCATCTAGTAAGTCCATGTCTTCTCCGCCTGTTCCTGAATTATTCATCTTTTTAAGTATAAGCTCGTGCATTTCATCATCATTGAAAAACATAGTGAGATAAGGGAATGCTACGGTATTCGGTAGGCTCAAGCGTGATTTAGTTGTATGTAGTTTAGGAAATTTACCTGTTTCAGCTTTAATTTTTAACTCAAGCTGTGCGATTCCTATACCTTGTTCTTTTAGTACGCTAGTGATTCTTTCATATAATTCTTCGTTTGTCATTATGCTATAACCTCAATTATTTCTGTATGCTTTTTAACTTCTTGTCTTTGTTCTTCTGGAAGTAATTCGTTCCATTTTAAAGCCTCTTTTTTATCATAAAACTTACGTGTTTTAATTTCTTTTTCCAATATCCAAGATACTGTGTAGTATGTAAATTCATCTTTCATTATCCAATTACTCCTGTCTTTATATTTAGTCTTTGCTGACTTGATAAGTGATATAAATTGCACCACTTACAGTAATAAGCTCTAACTGGTATTTTATCATTTTTGTTTTTCTTGCTCTTTTTAGCATGTTGGGCACTTACTATTGAATATAAAGCGCCCATTTTTGTGTATTTGCGTTTTTTACACATAATCTAACCACTCCTTAATCGTAAATAATTCAAAGCCATTTAGCTTTCCTTGCTTTTCAATTTCCACTTGGTTTCTATCTAGGTCTATCAGCAGTTCAATTACAGGTCTACCATTATCAAGCCACCTGATGACTGTATTAGTTTTAAGACCGAAATACTTAGCACATTGAGCCTTACAACTAAAGTGTAGTTCTTCTTCCGTCATAGGGTTATAAGCTACAACCTTTATAGCTTTTTGCATTGCCACTGTTTAACCTCCTTTCTACAAAACAATATTATCAAAATACTTTATATTTGTCAAACACAAACTTTAGATCTCTTCAATAAATTCTAAATATCTTTCATCAATCGCTTTTATCTCTTCTTTTGTAAACTCTGATTTAAAGTTATTTCTTTCTTCTTTAAACCCTAGGAAGAGGAACTTTTCCCCCAGCTCATTTTTAAAAGAGTTTAAATATCCTTTTTTATTGTTCATCAGCTTAACGTTATATTTTTCCATTTCTGTCTCCTTTATTTTTATAAGACCATTGTATCAAAAAAAGTTCATACCGTCAAGCATAAACTTTTTTTAATTATTTTATTCCTTCCCAGCGTTCAAAATCATCAGCTATATCTTGTGCAAAACCCATAATATCTTCAGTAGTGTAGTATGTGAGTTTATGCTCGTTACTTAAGTTAGCGAGTTCTTTTGCATAGTCTAAAGCCTTGTTATGGTCTTTGTCGTAGCTTTCTCCCTCTTTCTTGCCAGCTCTTACTAGATACTTTAATACCTGCATTGTATACCAGCCCACAAGCTCTTCATAGTTAAAATTATGTTTCAAGTATTCGTTAAGTTCCACACCGTATTCATTGGCATAGTGCTTATTTGTACCATAATTCATTAGATGTTACCTACAAGCCATGTAATAAGCAACGTTGCAAGAATGCCTATCCAAGTGATAGCGATAAGTGTAAAGCCGACACCTGCAACTATCATTAAAGTTTTTACTGTATCTTTCATTTTGTTCTCCTTAGTTTGAATGTCTGTATTTTTCCATTACTTTAGGGTATTTACTGACAAATTGCAATTGTTCTTGATGTAAACGACTTGACCAATGGAATAGTCTATCAATTTCAGCTAAAGTACTCAATTTTTCGTACATCTATTTAATATAAAATTCTGCGTTTCCTGTTGACTTCCAATAAGCTGATGTTCTAACTGTATTCCCATTTTCAGCAAGTTTTTGTGCGTTGATATCAGCCTTTTCTTTTTTCTTCATCAGGCTATCAATCTCTTTAAATATAATCTTTAACAATTTCACTTGATAGTTTTGTACTATTTCTTCGGTTGTCATCTCTGTACCTCTTTCATAATTACATTCTATCAAATTGCTTTCACTTTGTCAAATATTAACTTCGATTATTAGTATTTCTAGTTTGATAGAATCCATTCCAGTTTTTAATAAGCGCTAGTAATTCATATTCATTATATTCGGTAAACAGTTCAACCTGCATTGTATACCAGCAGTGTAAACAGCGACCGCAACTATAACAGATGTTTGTGTATCCTCTGCAACCTTTGCAAACTCCTAAGCCATTACTCGTTGGTATATCGAAGCAATAACAATATTTTTCATCATTAAAGTATTTACTCATCTATTTGCTTCCTTTCGTTTTAATCAAGTCAACTAACGCAAAGAAAGAATATAGTCCAATTCCGACTAGTGCTATTATAATAACTTTACCAATTATTGATTCAACGTTCATTTATTTAGCTCCTTTATTCTATGCCTTATTATAAGCTATTTTCTTTTAATTATCAAGCGATAAATGCAATAAACCACTAATAAAATAATTGTTATTATAAATAGTGGTGGAATAAATACAGTTACCGCAAACCAAATAATAGATACTAAAGTATAAATCATGATTTTAAGTATTAATTTACCTATTTTAGTATCTTCAAAAGTTATATCCTCATCTGATGATGAATCATCTTCTGTTAAATTACCATAAAATATTTTGTCTTCATCTACTTCATATTGATTTTTGCAATAATCACATTTACCATTAGTAATGCTGTGACTTCCGCAAGTGATACATTCTTTTAATTCCATTGTTGTAACTCCTTTTCTTAACTCGATGTATTAAGTATAATAAAAAAACTCTAAGCCGTCAAGCAAAGAGTTTTTATTGTTAATTATTGTTCTTTCAATTTATTCTTGAACCAAATGATTCGTTCTTTGAACCAAGCGTCAACTCCCTTAGGGTGTAGCCATTTAGCTTGCTTCACACCGTTTTTTTCCATGAACTCAAACACTTTTGTGTGTGCATTTTGGTATTCGTCAACAACGTAACGGTCAAAGTATTTAGAGTTGAATTTACTAAACATTTCCAGTGTTTCGATGTAGCTATCTTTCAGAAGTTCCGTATCAAGCAGTTTTTGGGCTTTCTCTGCACGTTTAGCAAGTCGTTCGTTAGCTTGTTCCAGTTGTTCCTTTTGTCGCTGTAAGCTCAAATTATGGTTAATATAAGCAATTTGCTGTGCATGTCGTCCAAGTTTGCCTTGTGTATTAAGCTCGATCAGTTTAGCCATTCCCTCGCCAAGAATTTCATCAGGGATAAAGTTATATTTGTATTTCTTGCTTGTGTTTCGTACGTAGTTATCAAGCGTTTGTTTAATTTTAAGTTTTTTGTGCAGTTCTCGTAGTGTTGTCAATTTAATACTCCTTCATATATTTTACCAAACTTCAAAGCATTAATTTTAACTAACTGCTTCAAGTCTGATATAAATTGCTGTTCTCCGTCAAAGTCAAATGGCATTGATACGTTTTCCTTGATCCAAGTGAAAGCTCCGTCAAAGTCTTGTCTTAATAAGCTCATTTTATCCACGATGTCGATAATTTGCTCTCTCTCTTCTGCTGTGTACATGTAACCAACTTTCTAGAAAGGAAGTTCTGATTCATCAACTTCAATCGGTTCAGATTTTCCAAATAAGTCCTGTTTAGCTTGTGATTGACTATTGTTATCATTAGGGATAAACACTTTTTCAACAGTAGGGAAAACAAAGTTATAATTTACGTATTCGCCTGATTCCTTGGCTTGTACACGACCGCTGACCGTTACTGTGTCGCCTAATTGAATGAAGTCAGGCAAGAAAGCCGAACCGTACGCAACTTTTACGTTAGATCCCTTTTCTTTTTCAAATAATGGGACTGAAATAATTTTCTTATCGCCTTTTGCTGTACTTACTGTACGTGTATTTTTTTCATTCGCTTGTGCTGTTACTGTGATGATTGCCATTTAATTATTCCCCTTTTTCTGCTTCTTTCTGTGCTAACCAAATCTTCATGATGTCGGTAATTTCTTTTTTAGTCTTATTTTTCAAGCTGTCAATATTTTGGTATCCTAGTTGTTCAGCTCGTTTTATAAGTGGCTGAATCTCTCTAAGTCGTTGTTTTTCTGCTTCCAGCTCTTTTTGTTCTTCTGTCAAGTCAGGCAAATCTTCATTTGCGTAGATGTATAGCCCTAAACCATGACGAGCGATTGCCTTAACTAGTCCGCGTTGAATTGCTTTATTTACGTCCATAGAAGTAAGTTTTTCAAGTGGAATAGATTGGTTACGAAAGTCCATTACAGGCAAGTATTCAATGTGCTCCAAGCCCTCGATAGTCATTCCAACTTTAACCCAAGCTGTTCGACCGTCTGTGTGATAGTTTAACCCTTGTTCATTTTCATAAACTTTACTGTTAGCTTCAGGATAAACTTTTTTTACTTCTGCCCAAGCAAACGCCCAACTCAGATAGTCAAGATTATTCTTTTTACTCTTTTTATCATTAACATTAATGACGCTTAATTTTTCGTATACGCTCATTTTTTCCTCCACTTATAGCCGCCTGCGCTTTTTCTTTTTCCATTGCAACAATGGCTTATATGACTTACTGAAGCCCCTGTTTCTCGTTCTGCTTGTCTCATTGATTCAAATTCATTTAATACATTGTCATTTAAGTCTAGTTGAACAACTTTTTTGGAGAGTTTTTCAGCAGCCCTTTTTGTTCTAGTGCCATGTATGATGTTTTCTCTTCCAGTGCACCATTCAAGGTTACTTAAATCATTATTTAACTTATTTTCATCAATATGGTTAACTTGAGGCTTTTCTTCAGGGTTATCTATAAAAGCAGTCGCTATAATTCTATGAAGAAGTAGATTTTTCTTTTTATCACATCCATATAAGCAATGAATTAAATATCCATAATTATTAAGAGAAGGTTTAAGTATTCTTCCGTTTTTCATATTTCTAACTTTGCCTAGATTAGATACTTCATATTCTTCAAAACCATCAATTTTAACAAAGGTTTCAACTTCGCTCATTTCCTCCTCTTTCTATAACGAATACATCGCCTTGTCTTGTAATTTCAATATTATATTTAAGCATTTGTGAAATATAACCTTTACCCCGATAGCTCCATAATTCGCTTATCAAGCCATATAAGCACTCGTCAGGTTCTACCCTATACTTTGTTTCGTTCATTTCTTCAAGCTCTTTAGATAGCTTTCTGACACCTCTAGCATAATGTTTACTTGCTTTTTCTCCTGCTTTTAAACTTTTGTAGTTGCTTTTCATATATGAACTTTCTGATGTCTTCTTTCTGCTGTTTTTCCTCTTTATCAGACCAACCAACTTTTTGGCCTTTTCGCTTGCCACTTTGATAAACTCGTCTGTTATCATCAGGAAAGCCATTTTTCTCGAAGTACATTCTAGCATATTCAAAATAATTTAAGCTGTTGATGTACTGCTGACTATCCTTTTTGTGATAATTAAGAGTTATCAATCGTCTTTCAGCTAGTGATTCAAAAGATGTTATCATACTTCTTCTTTATAGAAACCTAAGTTTTCAAGTGCAACATATTCCTTGCTGTTTTTTTCTACTTCTTTCGCTCGTTCAATACTAGCTGTTAATTGTGATTGTACGCCAGTATAATATAAACGGTTCAATCTACTAACATCAGAAAAATTATGAAACTTAAATTTAGGTTCAATTACTTCATAACCATTAATAATGGCATTTAACATTTTTTCTTTTTCATCAAGAGTAAAAGGTGTCTTAACTCCACGTTCGTAAATTTCTCCTAGTCCATTTTTAAGAAAATTTCCCCAACCCCAACTAGAAATATAATAAAATGCTCGGCTTTTATCATTAAAAGTTTTAATAAATATGTCTTGTTCTTGCGTTAATTTAACTACCATTTGTTAGTTCTCCTTTATTTCTATATATACTATTATACCAAAATTAATTATCGTTGTCAAATATTAGATGATATTTTTTCATTTATTTCTGTTTTTAACTGCAATGCTCTAATCAATGCACGTTTAGAATAATCATTTTCGCAAGCTGTATGCAATTTTTTAGACTGTCTGACTAGAAATTCAGCACGACCAAGCCATACTTTGAAAAGTTCATCATTGTTCCATTCTGCTTTTATCACTTCATCTAATGCACGATATAACCAGCCGTAAATTTCTGCATGTAAATTAATTGCTTTGTTCTCGTAATTGTTCATTAAGTTCTCTCACTATAGTTTCTGCAACATCTTTGCTCGGTGTAATCAAAATGGTTGTATCTCCATACTCTGTTATAGTGTTTTCTAGTCCATCTCTATATTTTATTGCTACATAATCTTCAGGAATAGAATACTTCTCTCTATTTTCTTCTGAAACTTTAATAACATACCATTTTTCACTCATTTTCTGTTACCTTTCCTTGTTCTTTAGCTAAGTCTAAGAAAGCCTGTGCTGATTCTTTCGTTGTTTCGATTGGAGTTTCAACCTTTACTTTTTCTATTAGTTCGCTATCAGGTTCTTTCTTATCTTGTTCGATTGATGTAAAAGCCGAGCCAACATATCCCCAAAGAATCTCATTATTAAATGCAAAGTTTCTAGCAAATACTTTCATGATAGAATATCTGTTTTTAGTCTTACTATTAATTTTAGGCGACATAGTAAAGGCAATCTCATACCATGATGGAATTGTCGTGGCTCCTAATATATGGCTCGGAATGATACGGAAGTCACGTTCTGTTAAAGATTGCTCTCCAACCTGTTTTCTAGCATGTGCCACAATCATAAAGGTCACATACTTGTCGTGCTTCACATCTAAAGTATTTCTAAGGTTTGTAATTCCTCTTAGGACTTCTGCCATTGGTTGGTTTGCATTGATTATCTCATTATCTTCTAACAAGTCTTTAAGAGGGTCTAAGATAACAAGCCCAATGTCTTTTTCTAGTATGAAATTATATAACTCTCTAAGCCCTACATTGTGCTTTTTCCCTTGGCTGTCATATTTCCATGTATCAAGTTTGAAAGCTCCACCATGTAAGAAATATAAGTTATCAGGACTATCTCTTCTTGAACCTTTCAATCGTTGATGTTCTGTCAGTCTGCTATTCTCGTTCTGAATAACTAACACGTTAGTTTTAGTTGTTTCTCGTCCAGCGAACGGCTCTCCTAGTGCCATTGCCTGCGCTAAATCTTGAGCTAGTGATGACTTCATACTCTTCTCACTACCTGTTATAAGACCAAGTGAACCTTTAGGCAAAATATCTTGTACATTCCAAAGTAAACCGCCTGAAAAGTCTTCTGATTCTTTAAGTTCTTTAGCTGTGCTTACTTTATCAAATAGGCTAGTCATTTATTTCTCCTTTAGATATTATTTGAACCAAGATAAATCAATTTCATTAGCTAAATCAGCAATTTCTTTCAAGGCTTCTTCGTCTGTCATGCTTTTTAAATCACATTCTTTAAGTTTGCGTTCTATTTCATTAGCTGTTACAATCGCTTCTTCTAATGATTGAGTTCTAATAATATCTTTAGAAACTTGTTCTTGTTTAAGACGAAGTTTTTCTATTTCATTCGTTGTTTTGGGTTGTTCGTTATTTAATTTTTCTCTTATAGCGTCATCTTTTTTTCCATAAGTTTTTCTATAAATGAATTTTTCATATTCATCAAATGCCATTTTATTTGTTTTTGTGTTAAAGTTTTTCATATTTTCTCCATATTTTCTTCTAGCCCAACTTGCCAGTGATTTTTGATTAATGTTGTTTAAATATCTTTCAAAAGAATAAACTGTATGAAACTTTTGTTCATACTCAACTTTATTTGTTTCTTTGTTTATTGAGTATTTAAATGCTCTATCATACATAAAATTCAAGTAATCTGTTTGAAAGTCTCCCAGAAGTGAATCATAATTGTCTCTTTTTTCTATTGTTTCTTTTGAAATTGCCTTACCTTTAGCTTTACCAACACGACATTTACGACCAGTCTCTTTATATTTACATTTTGGGTTTTCTCCGTTACAATTAGAACAAAATTCTTGTTTAGGTCTAGCCATGTTTTTATCTCCTTTCTTGATGATAAATTAATTATATACTTTTATTTTAGACTTGTCAAGAATAAAAATATTGTTCGGAAATAACTATTGTTTTTTATGCTTGTACACATTTATTGACATTTATTGTTCGGTTTTAGCTATTTTTTAATGTGCAAAAAAACGTAGTAGAATATATTAACATTTAATTTGGGACACTAATAATTATTTTTCCGTACATTTTATTTTTCTTGTGTATTTAACATCTTTAACTAATAATTATTTTTTTAATGTGCAAAAAAACGTAGTAGAATATATTATTTTTAATTTGGGACACTAATAATTATTTTTTTACGAGTTGGAAAGCTCTAAGTTATAAATCACATAATCAATCAAACAAGAAAGACATTGTGCTTACTGATACCATACTTTACAAACAGGACACCCAATGCACTTACTTTCTGCCACTTCTAGTTAAATTGCGGTTAAGCGTAAAACAAAAAGCCACTAAGGTGGCAATTATTTTTTTAATATAATTTATTTATTTTTCCCTAAATCAAAATGTATTGCTGGCTGACTATTCCACAGTTCTAATGTTTCCTTGTCCACTTCTGGCTGATTCATGTATTCTCTATTCATTCTAGCTCTTGTGTTATCTACTTTAATTTTAATACGTTTCTTGTATTCTTGCTGTCGTAAGTACATCAAATATTTGTCTCTAGCCATTGTTACCTCCTATAAATAGTATAACACAAAATTCCTACAAAGTCAATCATAGCTTACATAACAGAGGATAACACTATCTCAAAAAAGGAATTTGATATAATATATATATCAAGTTGAGAGAGGAAAGCAAATGACAGAAGAACAGCTACTATTTAAGCAAGAAACATTGTCAGAAGTTGACTTTAACGAGTTCTTACTTAACGCTGTTGAATGTGGTTTGATTAATCTTGATACAGCTTTAATTTTTAAGGGAGAATAAAGAAATGAATAAAGAGCATATTTTAGCACAAAAAGAAGTATTAACTCCGATCGAGTATGAACACTATGTTAAACACTTATTTGATATCGGAGAACTAAGCAAAGAACTTTATATTGAATTGAGTTCTGATTTATGAGCAAAGCCTTAGCTATTGACTTTAGCACTTCTAATACTGGTTATGCGTTTCGCAATCCTTTAACAAATGAGTATGTAGTCGGTTCAATTGCAGGTGGTAAAAGTAAAGATCCTTTGGAACGTGCCAAGCTTATTGCTGACGGTATAACAGAAATTATTGAGCATTACAACTTATTTGACTACTTTATTTATATTGAAGAACCTATCATCACATTCAAGTCTAAGGGAAACATCTCATTGATTAGAGCTAACGGTTCATTCTTAGGAGTTATGCGTAACCGTCATAACATTGGCTATGTTGATGTACCAAATTCTAAATGGTGCGGTTATCATCTAATTAAAGGTAAGAGTGCATTGCGAAAAGTACAAAGCATTGAGATACTCAAGAGCTATAATATAGTACCTGATAATGATATCAACGATGATATGGCAGACGCGTTCTGTATCTTACTCTATGTAGAAAGTCAGGAGAATAAATGATTGTAATTAATATTGCCTTGATTATTCTTGGCATTTTATATGGTGTAGGTTCGGTTACCAACTTTAAAGAGTGGTACTATCGCCATGACTATCTAGCTATTGCATTGAGTGTATTTACATCTATCTTATTGATAGTAGCTGGAGTATTAAACATTTTGAATTGAAACAACAGGTGTACTGATTGACGGTACTTAAATGTTATAGAGTTGACAGCCTAAGCAGAGGGTGCAAGTAACTAACAGCCCTTTGCATATTGCGAACATAGTATAGTGGTAATGCTACAGATTCCAAACCTGTAAACGTAGGTTCGATTCCTGCTGTTCGTGTTCTCCTTTATTTTATTATATGTTATAAGTTATAGTTCTAGGTATTGAGCGTATTATGGCATATAATAACAGGATATGGTGTCAATGGTAGCATACGTGTTTTGGGAACATGTGGTGTTGGTTCGAGTCCAGCTATCCTGATGAGTGGTGTATAGTCCATAGAAGAAGTGCTAAGCTATTGCGCAGTACCTTGGCACAACTATACAAACATAACTGTTTGGGCTGGTGCATGGTTATCATGGTTATGTTAGTTACCTAAAGACCTAAGGTATTAAATAGTCACAGGCTTAATTAAGTGACAGCTGGTAAGAGTAATAAGGTTTACTAACGTGGTGTAGGGTTCGATTCCCTACTGCTCTATACGATAAGGGAGAAGCAAATGATTATATTATTATTTATTATTATGTTGTTCATCAGTCCACGTATAGCATTGTTGTTATTGTTGTTGGCTATCAACCCAGTGTTCGTATTGCTATGGCTATTAGTATGGCTTGCTATTAAACTATAATAATATATATAAAGATATAAAAATTATTTTACAGGAAAAAGAAAATAAAATAAAAATTTTTCCATAGGTACCCCCCCATTAATCGCTATGTTAAGGGAATTTTCAG